GAGATACTTCATGACCTTTATCTTTGAAAGCATTAATCCAACTGTCTGTAATAAAACCAAATGCACCACCAGGTCTATGTGTGACTAATATTTTCATAATTAATTAATATATCCAAGCGATTTTAATTGTTTCAATTGAAGTTCTATTCTTTTTTCTACTGGTAATAATGATAATTTAGCTTCAAGTCTTTTATTTTCATTATGATGAATAGACCAATTTTGCACTCTAGTATGCCATAAATGAATTAAATCATATTCTTCTGTACACAACCAAGTTGATAATGATTTTACTCTTGTGTAAAAATCGCAATCTTCGCAATTATGAACACTAATACCATGAACATAATAACTATGATCATCTTCAACTTCGAAATTATACACTAAACCATCATATTTATATTCTCTAATATCATAAATCATTCCAAATTGTGATTTATCAGTTGAATTTGATTCACATTTATCACTGTCGATTATATTTTGAAATATAACAGTTGGTGATAAATCTGGCAAAACATCAGTTTGAGCTAATAAATCACCTTTTCTTAAGTCTCTTGCTTCACGCCAAACATATTCACCATTGATATCATGTACTAAAAATGGATGATTAGGTGTTACACCTTTAATTGGAAGTCTACCAGGAACAAATATATCTAATACAACGCCATTATAATTTCTTATTCTAGAGATTTGTTTTTTGTAGTTACCATTGTGCGTCAATAATTCATCACATTTTCTAACATCTTCGATGTTAACAAGACCACGATTAGTGATAACTTTATTACCTGGCACAAAACAACCATATCCATTATAATCTTCATTAAATGCACCAACATTCCAAAATGATGATTTTTTAATAGCTAAAGACCCGCCTTCAAAATACCCTATCATTCTTTCAAATGTTGGATTGTTTGGTATTTTACCAGTTTTATTTACAACATTCGTTGTATCGCTGTTTAAATATAACACTTTACCACAAATATGTACAGCAGCATGAGTATTTAATAAATTATAAAGTGTTTTAGTATAGTCTACACGTGACAGCATATCAGCATCATGTAATACTAAATATTCTGAAGTAGCTTTAGCGGCACCTTTATTAAACGCTTTTGATTTGTTAAATAGACCTCTATTTGTATCATCAACAAATAAATAATCAATCGGTGGTAAAGTATTTTGATTAATTCTTTGAACAACATCTTGTTCAATTAATATTATTTCAATTTCTGGAAAAGATTGACCAATAACACCATTTATAACAGTTTTAATACTATCTGTTCTCTCAAAATCCCTACATGGTATTAAATATGTTATTTTAGGAACTTTTGATTCATTAGTTGGTTCAGCTTTAAATTTTTCTTTTCTAATTGAAAATAATTCTTTATTAATTTTATATGATTGATTACGATCATTAACAGCAGATGATTCAGAATGAATTGTAATATATTCAATAGAACCAGTAAAATCAAAAAAACCAACTGGTTGCAACCCAAATTCTGCTGGTTTTAATGACCAATCTACATGTTCCATTCCATAATTTTTATATGATTCATCAAAAAATCCGCACGTTTTCAATACTTTATTGTTTAAATATAGCATTGCACCATGCGGTTTTGAATTTATTAATTCTACATTAACACCACGTAAATTAATACATTTTACATCAATATTTTTAGCACCATAAACGCCAGATTGTCTAAAACAGGCATGATGTATAAAAGATTGTTTTGATTTGTTAATATAAAACTTATCCCACCCAGGTTTTAAAAATTCAACATCATCATTAACAATGAATATATGTTCAAATCTTTGAGCACATCTTAATAATCTATTGGTATTACCAGCAACACCAATATTAACATTATTCATAATAACGACAATTTTTAGATCATTAGCCAATTCATTTAAATAAGCAATAGTATTTAAATCAGTACTAGCATCATCTGAAACAAATATTACGACTTGTTCTAAATCGATTGTCGCTTTTATTGATTCAATTAATCGACGTAACGAAGCGTGTCTATTATACGACAAAACGCATATTGCAACACCATTACTAATTCTATATGGTAATATTGAATTATTATAAATGTTTAAAGCATTGCCACTTATTTCTTTACCGACTATTTTATTTGTTGATGGTTTAACATTTCTGTGTTGTTGCGGTAACACAGATGATTTATTAACTAAGCCTTTAGAAGTTGGTAATATTTGTTTTACTATTTGTCTTGATTGAGAAGGAGTATTTGTTTTCAATGGAACGACTTCTTCCATTTGTTTCGGTTGAGATAATTGAATTGTTTTTCTTATAGAAGTATTATCCAGTCTGTTCCTTGCTAATTTATGTTTATTATTACCAATTCTATTAACATTTATTGATGCTTGAGTGTTAATTTTTACAATTTGATCTGTTACTGATGGTTTATCTTGTTTTAACGTTGAAGTTTTTTGAATATATCCTCTTTCTACATATTTATCAAAATAATCATCTAATGTCTTAGTTGATTTTCCTTTTATTCTGATTCTGTCTCCAGTTGGACCAATCAATTCTACAGTATGTGACCAAGGATTATAATATTCTGGCATAATATGGCCTAGATTTATCACTATCAAAACAAAATCTAACAGATGGTTTTATTATAAATGTTTTATGATCATTTATCATTTTATTTAATGATTGTTTATTTAATATTCCATGTGCTAAGATTGTTTGTAATAAAAAATTATTATTTAATAGACTAGATAACATTCCAACACTAACAAATTCATCATTAACAACCAAATCAACTATTTTCAATTGCGAATCAAAAAATAATTGATAATTTAAAATTCCAGACAGTCGAAAATTATCAATTATTAATTCATTAAATTCTAATGATTTAATAAGTAAATTATCCATTTCTAATTTTGGTGTGCCATCCCAATTAAGCGGTGAAATGCTCACAGACATATTATCTTGAGCATTTTTAACATTTAATGAAACACCTTGATGATATGGTTGTATAAAATAAACATTTCTATCATATAAAAGAGACTCGTCAGTTAATTGTTCTATGTTTGGATATTTATACATACCATATCATTCTATTTTGTTCTGGAGAATGTCTTATTATAGCAAATTTTCCACCTTTACTATTTCTAATATTAGTCAAATTCAATTTAACTATTGATTTACTAGAAGAAATTTGTGACACTAATAATGAAGGCAATCCAGCCATAATAAAAGTTGTAACGTCTTTATTATCAAATTCTATTAGAAATCCATGCCAAGTAGAAAACCATTTAGACCATACTAAATAATCACCAAACATTGGTTGATACATTAATATTGGTGATGTTACAACTGGAAATTGAAATCTAACCATTTAATTTAGTTAATTTTTCTGATATCGGATCATAAAAATATACAGAATTATCAGACAATTGCCATTTTATTCTGTATCCATCTCTAACACCACCAGTGAACTGTTCAATGATTTTTTCAACAGATGTGCTAGATTGAACATGCACTGGTATAAGAACTTCTCCATTTATTAATATTGGTTCTGATTCTGATTGTTCCTGCATGGATTGTTCTTCTAAAAACAACTCCTTTATTATTTGCATATATGATGGATGATTTGTCGCCGTATTTATCATGGTCGGTTTACCATCAATAATAACAGTGGCATTCTTTATCTTGTTATTTTCTGTACTAGTTGATCTAATTATTCTTTGAATGTCAGATAATGAATTAACATTAATTTTCTGTAAAAAACCTTTATTGTATTGTCTTTCTCTAATATCATCAAAATAATTACCAGCTGACATATGCGGTCTTACCTCTATTAATGGTGTTATAAATTCTAATGCTGTAACTCTGCCATGAGCCACTAATTTATATATCACATTAAAACAATTTGACAATCTTTGTAACGCTAACCATATTAATAATAATGTATACGGCCCAGTCAAATACAAAGATATGAACAATGCAAATGGTAATGAATAAATAAAACTCATACAATGTCCGCATGTGATATATTTATACATAGCTAAATTATACCACACAGGATTTTGTTCATATCTTTTAGTAATTATTGGATGAACTACTAATTTACTAAGATCTGAATCTTTAATTAATGTTATTAAAGATTCAATGGCAATTGTTGATAATAATATTATTATAATTAAATTTAAACAATTGCCCTGCAAGAAAAATTCGTACATTGTAATCTAGATCTCCCACCAACTTTTTGAATCATTGCTGGATGGCCACACACGGTGCATTTCTGCAAATCAGTTTTTTTAATTACTGTTGAAAGTGGAGCCCGTTGCACAAGAATCGTTTCTTGAGTGTTTGTTTTTTGATTATTAACAAACACTCGCATTGTAGATGGTGGTTTAATGCTTAACTTTTGTGTTTGGGCTGGTGTTTGTTGGACTCTGATAGATTTTTTACCACCACCACAACATGCCATTGTATTACCTATAAAAAACTGATTTACTATCTATCGATGTTATGAAATTTTTCCATGTTGTTAATAATACATTTGTAGATTTGATTTCAAATTTTAAAGGCTTACCATCTATAACTACAGTTTCATGCATTAATAAAAAATTTGGTGCAATTATATACCCAGCAATAGGAGATAAAACTGTTAATTTCTGAATAGACGTTTCAGCAATAGCAACATAATCATGATTTGGTGTAGGTTTAAATTGAACAAGCGGCATGTAATAATGTGTGCCATTCATTGTTCTAATCATAGCATCAATTGATGCTTGCTTCCACCACATCCAAAACGACGATTTATCAGACCACGGTGTGGCTGTGAAAGAAAAAGTTTTTTCTTTTTTGGATTCAATTGCAAATTTACAATTAGCCGATGTGCATATTACATCAGCAACTCCTTCTAACCCAGCTACAGATACTCCCCTTCCTTCAATTCTACGTCGCCTAAATTCTTCTCCCGTCCACTCTGTCCACATATTAGCATATCTATTTTCTAATCGTTTACCAGAACGTACAGAACTTCTACCAATTTGAGATTTAGATTTAGTCATTAATAATATTTCTAAACTAATTCTGAGTTACAATCATAGTATTTGTAATTTGTACCAATTTAAATCCAATATCACTTTCAGCTTTAAGATATTGTTCTATAGTTGGATTATTTAATGAATTAGCGACATCTTGATTAGACATCACTCGCATTTCAGTATTTGATCGCATAACTTGACCAATAGTTGTAGCAGGATCATTTTTATCAACGATGTTGCCAGATTGATCTACATTTTGTGGTTTTAAATAAACTGTATGTACTGCCATTATTGTGCCTTGTTAAATTTAGTCCAATCTAGATTATGTAACTTTGGGTGCATTTTATAATTTGAGAAAATGCCTCTAGCACTATTCAAATCAAACTTCAATTTATTATTTAATCCATTAAGTATAACATATTGAGCACGCATCTGATATGGACACATAGACAAATCAACCAAGTTTAAATTAAACAAAAATGGTTTTGGATCATTACGAACAAAATCCATTAGTGCTTGTGGAGACTGTAATAATTTTTGACTTTTAACAGGACCAATACCATTATAACCAATGATATTATCACCCTTGTCACCAATTAAACATTTTTGATATATAGGATTAACCAACGGTTTTTCAATATAACCCTTATCTGGGTTTAATTGTCTAGTTGAATAATATCTATATGGCAATTGAATAAGATCAGAATCAGATGATAATATCACTGTTTCAACTGGATGATGTGATGCTATAAAAGCATAAATCAAATCATCTGCTTCCAATTTTTGTGATTTATATTGATACATACCCAACAATGGCACAGTTTCAACAAGAACTTTATTAGTTATTGATATTAATTCTCCAATCTCAGGATCTTTATTATCATCCCTGTTAGCTTTGTAAGCTTCATATAATTGTCGTCTCCAAGTTTCTTTTCTCGGACAATCCCAGAATACATGACAATAATCAGCATCTACTTCACGCATATTACTGACAATAATTCTGAAAAATACATCAATCGGGCTATCTTTAGATCTAACAAAGATAGCCCGACATAAGATGTTTTTACCATCAACCAATAAATGACGTCCTGTCAGCATTTTTAACTCTTAAATTGACCTAACATACTTTCAATTTGACCCAAAACGTCATCATCATCAGTAGTCGGTTGAATGTTCTGCTGTGTATTAACCACAGGAGCGGCTTGGACCACAGGAGCGGCTTGGACCGGCTGAGCGTACTGCACAGGAGCGGCCTGAACCACAGGAGCGGCTTGAACCACAGGAGCGGCCTGAACCACAGGAGCGGCTTGAACCACAGGAGCGGCCTGAACTGGGGCTGGCTGAGCGTATTGCACAGGAGCGGCCTGAACTGGGGCTGGCTGAGCGTATTGCACAGGAGCAGCCTGAACTGGTGCTGGTTGAGCATATTGCACAGGAGCAACTTGTGCTGGCTGAGCGTATTGCACAGGAGCAGCCTGAACCGGTTGAGTATATTGCACTGGGGCAACTTGAACCGGTTGAGTATATTGCACCGGAGCAGCCTGAACTGGAACAGATTGAACCACTTGAGAATTAAATCCATCGTCACTAGTATTATTATCACTACCAGTCATAGAATCAAAAGCATTTTTTAAAGATTCTAAATCTGGTTGCTCAAGTTTAGTCAACAAATCATGACGAGCAGCAAGAATTTGTTGAATTAATTGTTCATTTGGTGTTCCATCATTATTAGCCACAAATGGTTGCGGACGACCATTATTAGCTAAAAATTTACTACCAGTGTAGCTATTTAATTTACCCTGCTTTTTAATTTCCATTTGAAACAAAAATGCATTACGTTCATCAAAAAATGCCCCAAACGCATGTGGATCAGCAGCTTCACCTGGACCATCTGCATCCAAAGCTTTGATCCAAAGTTCAAAACATGTTTGCGGTGCTTTGTAATACATCACCCTACCTTCTAATTCAGTTGGGTTGCCACAACCAGGTGGGAAATAAATATTAACAACGTGGTAAGCAGATGATAACCACTCTTGGGCTATTGCCCTTTGAGCAGCTTTACGTTCTTTAACATCTAAATGTTCAGGAACTTTAGTCATCAATTCAAAACCAAATTTACACAACAAACAATCTGAACCATCCCACGACCGTGGGCAAGTAAGTGGTTTATTATTAACCCAATGTTGACCAAATGGTTTGAAAAAAGTTTCTAGAGAATGTGTCGCTGGTCCTTGTCGAAGTTGATCACCTTTTTGATATGGTGGTAAAACAAAATATCTATATTTTAATACTTTATCGCCTTCAATCTTTGGTGGCTTAAATTCATCTGGGTCCTGTTTCTTTTTCATTTGATCAAGGACTTTTTTACGCATTGCATTCAGATCATAATTTGACATTATTCAACTCCAATTTTATTTTTATGGTTCTATTGTTCTATGGTTCTAATTTAACTACGATTCATTTCTTCACGTTTTAAACTAGTTAATGTTCTAGCTAAATCTGCTTTCATTTTTAATGCTTCAACCATATAATATAGTTTAGTGCATTGCATTGTCGCAATATTCAAATCATTATCAGAATCAACAACACGTTGATCATCCTCTGCAATGGTTTTAATTTGATCTTGCGTCAATTTCACTTTTTCTACTCTTTGAGCATCAGTTATTTCACGATATACCCTACCTTTCACAGTTTTAGCAACACGTTCTAATTGATTAGATCTTAATCTAGCCTCCGCGTACACAGCGGACCAGTAAGCAAATTGAGATGGAATATCTTCTAATGATCTTTCAACATTATCATAATCTAAAGCCACATCCGGCATTAAATTAATTTCTATTTGTTTATTAATATTTTTAAGATTATTATTTGAACCACAATTTGGACAATGTGGTATAATAGTTTGATATAATAAATTACAAGTATAACAAACTGATTGAAAAACGCTAGGCAAAACGATTTCAAATTTAAAAATCTTAGATTCTAATATTTCTGACGGAATATTAGCATCTACCCATTTACGTTCATTATTCATACTATAAAAACACGTTTCAAATTTATGCTACAGATTCAATTTTTTACTTTTATATTTATTTAAGACGCACTTCTTTAATAACATTCCATTGTTTCCAAAACTCACCCAATGATATTCTGAACGGAAAAAATGGGTCATTTTGTATAATACCAAAAAACGGCCTACTGAAAATTTCTGATACATCATCTATAATACGTTGAATCCTTTTTGGATCTTTTTCAACAGCCAATACCAAGCCATCGTGAATATCACATACTATATTATTTGGATAAACTTGTCTAATTTTCCATATTACAGACTGCATCGCAGAAGCGACTGAACCTTGAAGTACAGCATTCAACAATGATTTTTCATTACGTTCTGTAGACAATCTAAATTGTCTACCAACAATATTATATGATTTACCAGTAGAACGAATATTATTTAATAAATCACACAACCAATTACACATTTGTGGATACGCAGTTTTAACATATTCATTATCATGATCTAGACTATTGACAGTTTTCAATAATAATAATTTAGCTTCGTCTCGTAAAGTTTCTTTATCACCAGAAAGACATAATGATAAATAACTGTATGGGTCACTATGTTTAAATGATTCTATTAAATTATTGTCTTGTGATAATATAGATGCTGCTCTAAAATCAGCACAAATCCAATCAAAGTGTAACAATGCACAATTATATGGTATCGATTCTTGATAAATTTTATCTGGATAAGACCACCCTTGAACATTAAACTCAAGCGATTTTGATCTACCAGAAAAAGTTTCTAATGACCATTTTGGTTCAACAGTAGCATAATTTAATTTAAGCTTAGATTTTTCTAGACCATAATAAGCATTTTGAGCACGACCCAATATTAATTGATATGGTGAATATTGTAAATTCTGAATACGATTAGACAAATCTTCACACAATTTTGCATCTTTTTCAGTTGTATCAAGAGATTGAATCGTTGGTATACCAACATCTAATATCTGAACATCGCTGCGAATTTCTGGTAAATCAAATGCTCGTAATAATGATCCAATGTTTGGTGATATAATAGATTTTGACATTGCCCATGTTAATAATTCGCGGGCTTTGTTATACACATCAAGAACATAAGCTACCGAACGACGTGACCCACTTCTATATATATCAAATTGAATTGTGTTAGAATCTGTTTTAAAATAGAGATAAGCTGGGCGACCGTCTTTCTTTTGAGTAACGATCGCTATTGGAATCATAAGTTAATCAGTTGATTGTTTACGTGAAACCACGAACACCTTAGAGTTAGGGTCGTGCTTGCCGCCTTTTTTCAATTGGCGTTCTATGTGATCCTTTTCACCAGGAACTCTATGTTTAGAATACGGATCGCTATTCTGCAAATGATAAAGATTCATGTCTCTTCTTGCACCAGAACGATCTTTCCAACCATATCCTTTAATATAACTACAAATTTGCACACCAATCATAGATTTCTTACAATTAGTTGAATTACAACGCGGACACACAACAGATTTTGAAATTTCGTCTTCTGATGGATTCATTGAATGATAAGTTTCAAAAAGAACAGCTAATCCAATTTCTTGTTCAGACATTACGTTAAGTTGTTCTTCTGAATATTTTAAAGTACATTCAGCACATTGATAAACATAAATTGGCATTTAATGACTATTCTTAATTAGTAAACCAGTTTAACAAGCACCAGAAATTTTAACACCATTACGATATCGTGAGCCACCTTTATCAACAACAGTAACAATTTCTTCTCCAATAGAAGAATAAAAAATATTACGTTCTTGAACCATTACAACTTCAAGTGGTTCACCATCAGAACTCACATATTCAGGCGGTAATCCTTCAATTTTACAAATAGCAGCACCACCTTTACCATTAAATAAAATTGGTGTACTCAAAATAAAATTATTTGTGCAAGTTTTACCAAATCCAACTATTATACCAACATTTGAATATTCACTAGAACCTGTTAATACAATATCAGATTTTCTTTTTGAGCGAAGAACAGCCACATAATCATTGAAAATCGTCAGTTCAGGAACCACTAATCCCTGAACTGACTCAATTACACCAATACCTTTAGTTACTAATGATTGTTTATCATTAACTGATTTATCATTTTCAAGTGCAGTAAGAAACGCTGATTTCGGTAGGTTCGTATTCTGACTCATTTACAATTTCCTTCTTCGCAGAAAATTTTATAGAACATTTTCTGCTTGGTACAACTATTTCATTTCCAACCACCAATTTATGGCCAGATCCGTCTTTATTTACGTTGAAATTTCCTCTCTTCACAGCATCTACTATTGTTTCACTAGCATCAATTTCAATTTCAATTCTAAGTTTCATGTGTTCAATTCCCTAGCATACATTGTGTCATAGTTTATTTCACACGTAATGACTTCATTACGAGGTCCGTTTCTATTTTTTGCTATATTGAACCTCAGTTGGGCTGGCGTCATCGCACGTTCTGCTAAAGATTGAGTTACACCTATAATATAATCCATTGAAAATTGCTTTGCATATGAATCAGCAGCTCTATTCATATCAACAGTTGCACCATCTGCAACATCTTTTGGACTTCTATTTGTTTGAGTTGCAGTAAACACTAACATTTTATCTTCTTTTTTGGCCAAAGCACGCAACTCACTAGCCACAGATCTTTGACGTTCATAATTATCATCATTATATGACTTATTTCTACTTAGCATCAAATCCAAATAATCAACTATTAATACATCTGGCTTCCAACCCTCTCTTTTTTTAAGATTATCCATTAACGCATCAATATCATTAGTAGAACACGTTTCTGGAGGTAATTCAGCAATATATATCCTACCATCATAATTCCTTTTAGCACCTTCAATATGGTGTAATACATCATTTTTACGATCAATTAAGGTATTTAAAGGAATATCTTTCATCAATGCACCAAGACATCGACGAGCAGTTTTCAACCAATCCAATTCAAATGTTACTAATAATACATCTTGACCAATTCTACCACCAGATCCATGTCCCATCCATGAAGTTATCGCATTATTACATAATAATATTGATTTACCAGTATTAGTTGCAGCTAACCAACAAAACACTTCACCTGGACTAGGACCACCATTATTAATATAAGCGTCTAATCTAGGAAATCCAGTTGTTCTATGTTCATCAATTTGTTCATTAAACAATACTTCATATGAATCAAGCAACCAAATACCAGCATTTTGAAAATCAGTAATTTTCCTAGCTTCTTCAAATATCTTTTCTAATTGATCAAAATCACCGGCATCATAAGCATCAACTGCTCTTTGGCTGTATATCAATCCATATGATTTCTTTTTCAACCATTGAATTAATTGTTCTTTAACAATTGGTGTTTCTCGTGGATCTGATTTTCTATCTATTAAATCTAATATTCCTTGATAATTATCATCAATATTAAAATGTTTCAATACAAAATCACGAACTATGCCTCTGGTTGGTACTATATCATGTTTAGATATATTATTAAGCAAATAAGCAATTATAAAAGCAGCGTTTGGGTCTTCAAACAATGTTGGCGAGAAATGCTTACCAGCAGTTAAAAATAATTCTGGATGGTCAAAAGCCAATGAAATAATTGACTTTTCCATATTCAAGCCAAATTCAGATTTAATTTGTGCTTTAGAATGTTGTTGAAGTATTGACAAAGTACCAGACATAATTATTTCAACCAGATGTACTAACGGTGCTTACTTCTGTACAATACGTGTTCAATCGTGCTCGTATTAGATCAAGCTGTCGAACATGATAAGACTCAGCTAAAGATAAAGCTTCACATAATCCGACAAATTCACATTCTTGAAAATGTAAAGTAGCACCATTAACCATAGAACGCCGTTCACCAAAATGCGGCGAATTAACTGGCATGTTGGGTCTAACCGTTATCGTATAAACCCAACCGCCTTGTCCTCTATAAACACCAGAAATTGTGTGCGGCTCCAGAAAACCTAAAGCTGCACTTTCTTTCATGTAGATTGTGTTTCCTGATTCGTAGATTGGGGCTGTGTAAGGCATTCTTCTGTATCCTCTGCATCATCAGTGTCATGTAATGTTATTGGTACTACATTCTGTAATGCTTGTGTGATTGTTAAATCATAAATCTTCTTAAAAATATTTGGTGACAATCTTAATGCAGTAGCAGCATTAGCAGCACCATTACCAAGAACATCACCATCAAAACTGAAATGACTACCTTTCAAAACAATAACTTTAGCTTCTGTAGCAGCATCAAGAAGATTTGAATACGGATCAATACCACAAACTGGATACTCAGGATTACCAAAACAAATATTATAATTTGCTTCACTAAATGGTTCTGCAACCTTATTTTTCAAAAATTTAGCCCTAGTCTCAAAACCAACCAAAGTCTTATTAATTTCATACTTACCGCCTCTTCGTATTTCCATTCTAATAGAAGCGTAAAATTTTAATGCTCTACCGCCAGGAGTCGTTTCTGGATTACCAAACATTACACCGATTTTTTCTCTTATTTGGTTAACACACATTAATGTACAACCATTATCACTCATAGTACCTTTCAATCTTCGTAATGCTTTACTATTCATTCTAGCTTGAGCACCAATTTGATTATCTTCTAATTCTCCCTCCAATTCTTCTTTCGGTGCCAAAGCTGCTATTGAATCAAGAACAATTAATTCAACTTTACCAGATTTAGCTATCATTTCTATAACATCATATGCTTGTTGTCCATGGTCAGGTTGGCAAAAAATCATTTCTTCAAAATTACAACCAATTTTTTTAGCCCAATTAGGATCTAAAGCATGTTCTGCATCTATAAATGCAACTCTACCATTTCTTGGTCCAAGAGCAGTTGAAAAAATATGCTTTTGAAAAGCAGCAGCGATTTGTAAACACGTAGTAGTTTTACCGCTACTTTCCGGTCCAAATATCTCAATTATCCTTCCGCGTGGAATACCACCTATACCAGTTGCTCTATCAATAGAAATTATACCAGTTGGTACAGCCTCAACATTAACAATAGCAGCATCACCTGGAAATCTTACTGCTCCTTCTCCATATTTCTTAACAAATATAGCCTTCAAATCATTTAAATCTTCAAATGTCTTATTCTGTGGTGTTTTCTTCGCCATTTTCTAATCCAGTTTCTATAGAAATTGTAGGTTGAAATTTTGCATATAAAGTAATGCCACTAGGTTTAACACGCATAATACGTCCTCCACGTGTTAATACAACAAAGTCATCATGAATAGAAACAACAGTCCATGTACCATTTGAATCAAACCCACCACGCTGATTTAAAACGTCTTTTGGATTAGATATAGTAACAAAATCAAAGACTCTAATATCATTCATATCAAAAATATTCTTGTAGCAATTAAAAGGCAAGCACAATGAAAAATCACGAATCTAAAATACTCGAAAATGTCAAATCTTTTCTTGGTCTTGACAATCACGATTATAGTAAAATTAATAGGTTAGATCTTGGCAGTCAACATATTCAAAATTATATTTCTGAATTATTTAAACTCAAAGCTGCATCACTAACACAACACGATACTATAACAAGTGCATTTAATAAAACACAAAACAACATGTACTTAGATGATCCATTTTTCGTTAAAACATTCACAAAAGAAATGACTGGACGTGGTGTACCAAAACCAGAAATAAATGATGCTATAGAATATGTCGATAACATTCTCGACAAAATAGTAAAAGAATTTGGAAGTTCCAATGCAAAAGATGGCGGTTGGAATCCAAACATGGACGAAATAGAAGAAACATCAAAACCAGAACAAAACATAGAATCAGAAATCGTCAAACCACGAAAAGGACATACACAAAATAGTAATATAGAAAGTGATATGCCAATAGACAGACCAAAAGCAAAAAGAATAACAGAATCAGAAGAAATGGAAAAATTGGAAGTACCAGCAATGTACTTACAACCTGGTGATTATCTGCCACACACCCAAACTACAATCGTCGGTGTAACACTAAACAGTGTAAAATGGCCAAGCAATAAATGTATGGTACACAAAACAAATAAACGCGGCGAAAGAAACGACGCATTGTGGGGAAAAAGAACTGAAATTAGTGTATTAAGACCAGTCCAATCAAAACAACAAATTGGCGGTCAAATCACAGAAGGAATTCAAGGAAATGAATATATAACAGCAATTGAAACAGAAACTCCATATGAATATATATCTGCTGATATAGCAGTACAATTTGACGCTGAACCAGCAGAACCAAGAACTAGAGATTATCCAGGATCGCCTGGTAGAATAATAATTAATGGTTTTAAAATTCTAAAATTAGAAATTTATGACGCCAAAAATTATATGGAACCAATACAAAATGGGCGTTTGACCACTGAAGGATATAAAGAATTAATCAATGCTGAATTTATGTCTAGACGTGAAGACATAGAAACAGAAATCGCAGAAGATTTAAACGAACAAGATATTTATTTTAAAAGTGAAGCGGCAGATCTCAAAAGAAGAGAAAGAAAAGAAAGATTCAACGATTTTTAAGCAACAACAATACTGCCTTCACCTTTACATTTTGGACACGGTTGATCATTAATTATAGCGGCACCTTTGCAAAATCCGCATTTTTTAACTGTATATGCAGCCATGCTAACAACATGACCGGCTTTGCTAGCTTCTTCAATTTGTCTCATCTTTTTATCAAATTGTTCTGAAGTAACAGCTGTATTAATTGAAATATTGGTAGTTCCAGTTTCATCACTAATCAATGATGGTATATCAAAAGTAGCACCACTTGG